GGCTTGAAGCTCGTAACTCATCGCATTGGTGAGTTCCGTATCAACGTCGATACCGTTCATGTTTTTAAGATCTTGTTCGAGTTCAACACTCCAGTTGGCAGCAAGTCTACGTGTACCAGCTTCTACAGCAGTCTTCTCAAAGCTCACTTCGATTGTTGGAATCTTGGATCCCAATTCGAACTGACCGAGAAGTGCAGCAACACCCTTATCAGCATCAACTTGGCTGTATTCTACACTACCAAGACCTGCGGTTAAACCGAAGTCTCCGGAAGAATTACCACCTGCTGTGATGTTTCCAGTGAGCGCAGTGCTCTCTGAACCAGTGAAACGGGTATCAAGATATTGATATCCAAGTTCACCGGTGATGTTGTTTCCATGATCACCTTGTGTGTTACCAGCGGCTTCACTGTAAGGAGCGATGTCACCAGCAGTTTTGCTGAGAATACCATCTTTACCGTTGTCGTTGGTTTCACCAAGGAAGTCGTTGCCGTACTTGTAACGCAAAGCGAAAGCAAGTCCAACAGGACCACTCATGGGCTGAACACCTACCAATTCGTTAGTCAACAACTCGGGGAATGTACGACGAATCATCGGGATGAGGATCTTGGGTAAACGAGCATCACCAGCTGCATAATGATCACTTCCACCGGGGTACGCCCCGCCGTGTTGACCATTACCTTGGTTGGTTCCACCGAATACTCCGCCACCGCCACTCACGTTTGCTTCAGTCACGCACCATTGCTCTTGGTTTTCAAGAAGCATGGCTGTGTTGAGACGTGTGTGATCATCTTCGATTGGTGCAACGTTTGCTGAATTGTAGTCGAGTACTGGACCCCACTTCTCGAGCAACACTTTTGCACGACTCTCATCGATATAAGCTTGAGTTGGTTTTATAACTTTTGACATAATGTTTATATTTTCTTTGACCTTGTTACTCAGGTATCGCTACCTCATGATTAAAATAGATTCCGATAAATTAATATTTACCAAGCTCTCCCATGTATGTGTTGAACAACGGGCTGCTTTCAGCCTCGTCTAGATTGCTTGCGCTTTCTTGTACAACTGGTTGTTCTTGTTGTTTGGTCTCCACAATCACATCAACATTCTTGTTGGTTTGTTTGCGTTGTTCACGTGCTTGTTCCCGGAGTTTTGAACGTGCTTGTTCATCGTCCTTGTCAAACATCTTCACTGTATAATCGAAATTCTCAGCGATAAATTCAGCGCTCTTTTCAGCAAGCACTCGCTTAACATATTCTTTTTTACGCTCCGGTAAACCTTGGCTCTTGCGCTCTAATATGAGTTCTGCTTGCGCGCGATCAAGGTTCTTTTTGAGTGTGGCTGCTTCTGCTGCTGTTTTATCTGCACGAGCGGTGCTCTCATCAATCTGTCTTTTACCGTCTTGTATGGCACTAGCCACTTTTTTCTTGGCCAACATTTGATCAACAGCCAATACTTCACGAAGTTCTTTCAACACATCATGAGCACGTTTGTTGTTCACGGCTTCCGTGATTTGTTTTGTTGGTATAGCTTTCTCTACGTACAATTCAAGATAGTTGCTGATGTTGTCAACCAGGCTTTCTTTCAATCCTCTGGCTTCTTCATTCAATGCGGACTTATATTTCTTGACGATCAATTGTAGTTTTTGAGCATGGTTGGTATCAATAGCTTCAACTAGTTTCTCTAGCTTGCCACAATGATCGTTGTCGATAGCTTCTAGCAGGCTTTCTAATTTGGTGGCATATGCTTCGTCTTGCTCCACCAAGGCTTTCTCAACATGGAGATCCACACGTTCTTGTACAGCTGAATCGAATGCCTCTTGGATATGATCCAGGCTCTCTTCGCTCAGAATGTCTTTTGTGACCTCCTTCAACATCTCTTGGAATTTTTTGTTTTCAGAACTCATGATTAAAAAAGTGGTTTGGTCGCGACTTTCCGGATCCTTTGTTTGAGCTTTTCGAACAATAGTGCTTCTAAGCTTTTGTTGGCAGAAGCAAAATCTTGTTCGTTTAGTTGTTTTATAAACTTGATTATGGTTTTCCGTTGTGAATTTCTTTGTTTCATTTTAGCGCTCTAATTATTTAGTCGAGTACACGGTTAATTTTGTTAAGAAACGAGCAGATTTGTTCTTTGAGGTAGTTGTCTAGGTCTTTTCTAGGTAGGTTCGTTATACCGGATTCGAAGTGTTCGTATGTTTCACTGAAGCTTCCGTCTTGGGATAGTAC